GTGTTGGTTGAACATCAGACCAAAAATTATCTAAATTTGATATATTTAAACTCTTGTCATAAAATGTTCTTAATTCGTCAGCACCATATACTCTATCCTCAGCATAATTCATTGATAACCATTCAACAGAAAATCTAGGAAATGTTAAATAATATGTATAACAATTCTCATGATCTTTCTGTTCCATATAGACAGCATCAGCTGGGCCAAATCTGATTGGCGGATCTATCTCTTTAATAACTGTTAATCTATCTTTTTCATAACGTCTTACTTTGACATGATTAAACATATCCATTAACGCTATTGTTAGATTTCGAATTATCTCAGGGTAATAATATAGTTTTGCTGGCATAATTTACCTTTATTTAAATTAATTCCAACCTACAAATGGATCTTGAGGTTCTTCCTCGTCAACAGCAGGTTTATATAATATACTTTCTTTCTCTTGGTCCACTAAATCAGATACATCAAATATATCATCAATATCAATAACCTTCATAATATCATCTTTCATAGATGCTGAAGTTGAAGGAATCATTTGTGCATGATCATCTTCATAAACTTTTAACATAAATGTGTATGTGTTTTTACGTTGTAAAGTTATAGAAGTAACGTCTTCAACACTTACAATTTCATAATACTTATTACTATACTTCAATAAAACAAATTCACCACTTCTAGGAATATACTCAGGGTATACCATTGCATTTCCTAAATAGTCTTTCATCGATTGTGTTCTAAAATGATTAATACTAACATATAAGGTAAATCTATCTAATCCAAACATTCCACCATATCCGTTTGAACGCATCATTTCATCTCGTGGTAATTCTTCATTATAACCATTAAAATCAAACTTTCTAATTATTTTCTTTGTTGGTGCTTCACCATTTATCTCGTCATGACTTGTATCATAACTAATAACATAAAAAACCGCTGGAATTGGTGCAGTATTAATTGATTCTTCAACTAAACTTTGATATATAGCATCTTCACCATCATAACAACTACTTAAAGGATCAAAATATCCATAACCAGGTTCATCACATGTTAAAAAAGTACCTGACGTACTATCACAACAAGTACTACCAGAAGTTGCTGATGTTGTACATAATTTTGCAACTAGATTTAGCATTATATTTTCAGTGTAAGTTGAACCACTAACAGTTATAGATATTGTTCTTGTATCTGATAATACTGTTGTTAGTTTAGAATAATCATTAACTATTAATGTATCACCACTAATAGTTAATGCATTATCAGCACTATTCAACAATATATAAAATGGATCATCTACAATAGAAGTATCAGCACTTACTGCACTGATACCAGCTACTATATATCCATTATATGCAAATTCAGGAATTTCATAATTATCTAATACAATTTCTATAATATCCATTTATTATCCTATTTGTGGCATGACTGGCATTTGTTCGTCAAAAATTCGTTGTCTACACTCAGCACGTAATTCTTTACCTTCATTATAAATCCATTCACCATTAACTGTTCCGCCACCTGGCAATGTAATAGTCTTCTTATTTAAAACAAATCCCCATCTAATCATTACTAATGCTCTAACATATTCTTTAAATAGTTCTTGGTTATAAATATACTTTGCTGATTCTTTTTTATATACATGAATTAATGCAACACCATTTTCTGTTGGATCTGGTATTAATTCTAATATTTCAGCATCTGTTCTAAAAATACATCTAAATGTCTTTTGGAAATATAGATCAATCATATCCATAGTTTCCATCGCCATTTCATAGTTTGCCATTGTCAAACCTTGACCAGTTTCACCACCAAGACCTGTTACCCATTCAGAACCCATAAGATTTAATTGAGAGCTAAATAAAGTAGTTAAACCATTTCCAGACCCAGTTATAATTCTACTTAGACCTACTACTGAAGAAATATCTAGGCCAGATGTATCATAAGAACTAACTCCTGATGTTATCGGGATTGGTATATACGCTTCATAAGCACCTTCATAATATGAATGCTTCTGATAATATTGAATAGCATCTTCAATTGTTTGGATAATTGTTACATTTGGTAATTCTAAACAAATTGCTGGAACACCTAAATCAATTTTTACCCATTGAAGAATATCATCTATAGTTGATAATCTAGCCATAATATATTCCTTTATTTAGTTTTTTTCTTTTTAGTTTTAGTTTTTGAAGCAGATTTAGCTTCTTCTAATGCAATTTCCATTGTTTCATTAGGTTCTGTAATCATTACAAGTGTTTCTTCAACTTCATCAGCATTTTTCATAAGGTCAATTAGTTCTCCATCTATAATTTCTTTGATAGGTATAATTGGTGCAGGTTCTGTAATCATTTGAATAACAGGTACAACTTTTTCATTTTCATTAATAGTTTCCAATAAAACTAAATGATCTGGATATTTTGCTGCTACATTAATTGGTAATAATCTTTCTTCAAATGCCATAAAAACAATACGTTCTTTTTCAATAATAAATGAATTTGGATATGCCTTTTTACTTTTAATTAAATATTTCATTTTATTCTCCTTTAATTATGTTTAACTCTTATATAGATATTTATACAATAAAAATTTTATTATTGATTCTATAATTAATTTTTATTGTCAATACTAAATATTTGAGATAATAAAACGAGATTTCCTAAGAAACCTCGTTTTATATTTTTTATTTAACAGTGTTAGCTATTAAGCTGTTGCGCTTATTACTGCATCCAAATTTGTAAAACTTGTATATCTGTAGTAACGTCCAGCTCCTAATAGTGAATCTGTAACTGCATATCTAGACATACAACCAATACGAGGTGTAAAATCATTTTCACCAATAGTTCTGTTCATAAGACCAGTAATATATGGAGAATAAATAAGACCTGAATCAGATACGCCTTCGCCTTTATAACCAACTAATGCAAAGTCATTTCTAGCATAGATATCACGATAAACAGTTATTGCTCCATTTATTGTTCCAACTTCAGCAATCTTACTTCCAACAGTATTATTAACATTTGCAGCATTTCTTGAGAAAGAACCACCACTTGCTTGTAATGCTGTAGCTACTTTTGGAGATACAATTACAAAGTTACCAGCTTCACGGAAAGTTGAAGATGCGATTTTATTCGACATATCAATAATTGTGTTAGTAACAACTGCAAGTTTTTCTTGATGCCAACGACCATCAGAAGCATCTACATCCACTACAAGAGCGGCTTCACCACCATTAGCAATATCAACTGCAGCTTTTTTCATACGGTCAATTAGTTCTCTATCAAGTTCTGCAGCAATTTCTGCTTGTAAGTAACGAATCATTTCACGTGCAATATCTACATTATGCATTGCTTTCAAATCTTGTGCAGATTCGATTGTGAATGATGCTGCTAATTTACGAGATTTCGCTTCAATTGCAACTTGACTAATTTCGATTTTTAGTTCTGGATAATCAGTTCCAATTTTCCATGCTTCAGCAACTGATGTAGTAACACCACGGCCAGTATCAGATGCAGATGCAGATGTACCAGAAGTAGTACCAGTAAAACCAGAATACTTATCAACTTGATCAAAATTCGCTTCTTGAAATCCATCACCATATTTAACACGTAGTGCATAAGCAAGACCAACAGGTCCATTAAGAGATTGAACGCCTACAACGTTATGTGCAAATAATGCAGGGAATAAACGTCTCATCAATGCCATAGCATATGGCTGGAATTGAGCGTTAGATCCACCCATTGATGTAGTTGTTGTTGCTTCACCGAACATAGAACTCATTTCCGCAATTGGGTCACGTGTTTCTTGGTTCCATAAAAGCTTTGCCATACTAAGACGAACATCTTCGTCTTCAATTAAACTAATGTTTAATTTTGATCCTTCTTTTGAATAACGGCTTACTAGCTCGTCAATCGAAGGTAAATAACGACCATTTGGGTCTAAAATTCTATCACTCATTATATTTCTCCTTTAAGAGTAAAATTTATACCATCATTTTTTCAACAGCACTCAAAACTGCACTTTCGTTTACATCTTCTATTTCTTCTTCTTCTTCTTCTTCGTCATCATCAGCGTAATCATAATTAGTAGTTGCGTCGATATTTTCTAAAAGATTTTCTGAATCATCAGATGAGCTTGAGTTTTCTGTAACAACTTCGATTAAGTTGTCAATTGATTTTTCTACTTCAGCTAGGCTCTTTCCGTTTAAAAAAGTTTCCACACGATCAGACTCATTCTGAGTTAGTCCTGCAGTTTTAGAAACGATAATAAGTTTTGCTTTTGTTGTATCAAGTTCTTTTTTTAAGTCCATTTTTTCAGAAATTGATTCGGACATTTTATCTTCCAAAGTTTCAATCTCAACTTTAGCTGCGCGTAATATGCCTTCGCCTTCGGTATCCATTTCAATGTACTTTTCTTCAAATAATGATCTCAAGTCACCAAATAGTGGTACTAAAGTTTCATTAATTGCAATGCGTTCCAACATTTTATCTGAAATATTTTCACTAATTTCTAAATCTAAAAATTGATCCATAGAATCAACTAGTTTTTCTTCCAATGCTACCATCTTCGCATCATACTCTTCAGCTAGTGCTGATTTTATAGATGTTATTTCATCAGATAATTTTCGTTCATACTTTTCGGCTTCAGCAATAGTAATCTTATCAACCTCATCAGCGACTTTAGCTTCAACAGCCTCAGACACTTGATCTTTAATCGATGTTTTTAGTTCTACTAAGTTTTCTTCCGAAAGACCAAGATCTTTTAATTTGTCAAAGATTTCCATCTCTTCCTCCTATTGGAATGTTTGGATTAATAATCCGTTTTCTTTTAAAATATTTATATTCTAAATACCTTTTTATTTTCAATTTTTATTTTTTGCCTTTTAATTTACTTAAAAAATTCTTTATATTACTCTTTACAGTTTTAATTGCAGAATCAAATCGTGAAGCAAAGTCAAGTTCTTTATCATTAGCAGTGTTTAATTCTACAGCAGATCCTGCTTCTAACAGAGCGAATATAAATGTACCAAGAGCCATTCCTTTTGGTGTTGCTTTAAAAACTGTTTTTAATACTGGTAAAGATATAGTTTTAAACTTAATACTTTTCCAAATTAAATTTATTAAAAATGATGCTGTAAAATCCGGTGCTAATTGTTTTGGTGAAATTGCATTTGTTATTGATACACCAATACCAGTAAGACCTGCTTTTATTTTACCTTTTGTTGTGGATACAAATTTACTTCCATCCCATTTATAATTTTGTAAGAATGCTGATTTTTCTGCAGTAGACATTTTAGACCATCTGCCATCAGTAAGATCATCTAATAAAATTTTAGTTTTATCTAATATTTTATCTGGATTACCTGCTGCATCTGATTCCATATATAAATCTTTATACTTAAGTGCTTCAATAAACATCAATACTTCAGATTCAGAAAAGTTTCTTTCATATTCAGGAATTACAATATCACCAGCTTTATATCTAGTTTTCATTTCATTTATATCTAATGTTTCTACATCAAATATATCAGAAAATTTTGGTATATTATGCATTTCTACTAACCTCGTATAAATATTTCTTTAAAATATTTAATAATGGAGTATTACCTTTTCTTGCTAAATCTTTTTCAAATCCAGCAAAGATAGCTTCTACAATTGTATCACCATTAATAATATACTCTTTATTTTCTAAAATACCTTCAACATAACAGTCTGGTGCACTTGGATCTATTACAGCATCCGCAGTAACTAATCTAAAATCATCATTAACATATTCACCAGTCATTGTTCCAAGACCTCTTGTAGATATACCAATTGCGCCGTCTGCTTCCATCATTGCTTGAATATTTTTACCTTGAGTAGTATTCATAACTGTTGCAACACCGATTCCAGTATTACCTTCCATTTTTAAATCTGTAATAAGTATTGCTGCATCATGACCTTTAACAGAAGGAGTTGGTGGATGATCTAACTCACCGTATGCATTTCCTCTTAATATTTTAGTCTGAAAACTTTCTACTTCACGTATTAATGTTTCGTTTTTGTATATACGACCATTTTTATTTTTAACTTCTGCTTGAAGAAATGGACCTTTAATCTTAAATTTCTTAATTCCTGATTCCTCAACAATTAATTGTTTTGTGATTGATTCTGAATCTATCTCTTCTCTAATTAGCTTAAGTCTATTATTCGTTGTCATCTTATCTCCCGGTAGATTATTCTGAATCTGTTTCCGTATCTGACTTATCTGGATCTAAACTTTTCCCAACAGATCTAAAGCCAGTCGCTTTTAAATCATCTTTTTTATCTTGAATCTTTGATGCAATCTTATTTGCAACAATTTCTTCTACATCTTTTTTTAATTGACTAAATTTTTTATTAACTAACATACTAATTAAACTTGACGATTTTGATTGCTCATCATCTTCGTCTTCATCTTCTGTATTATTATCAAAATCTTCTGGATTTATATCGCCAAATG